AAGGATCCTAAAAAAACTTTTTATTCTAGGGTACACTCGGTTACACTATTTCATCCACCTAACTGGCAACTTTGGTTAATACAAATGGGCTATCCAACAAACGTTGACTTATCAAGAATACCAAAACTAGATTTAGAAGCTCAACAACAAGATTTTAACCAACAAGAATATATAAGACATATAGTTAGTATGTCACACTCTGATGCAATTGAAACTACTAACTTAGGTGTTGACTGGTGGTCAAAGTGTATGAGCCGTACTGACAGAGACACAATGATATGAAGGTAGTTGTTGTTGGTGGAGGTACAGCCGGTTGGCTAGCGGCTCTAATGATTTCAAAAATTAAGCCCGAAAACACAGTAACAGTCATTGAAAGTTCAAAGATTGGTATCATAGGTGCAGGTGAAGGATCAACAGGATCACTAACAAATATTATCCACAATGAAATGTGGGACTTTGGTTGCAACGAACAAGACTTCATTAAAGAGTGTGATGCTACAATTAAATTAGGTATCAAACATATTGGGTGGGGATCTGACAAAAACAAACATTATTATGGTCCTATTGACGGTACACCAACTAGTAATGATGTTGTTGACCTTGTGTTTCAACATGCTTTAGGTTGCAGAGATCAAGACCTATTACATATTGCTACTGAACTTGGGTATAAAATACATCATAATAAAAATAGTTTTGTTGAGCCTGCAGGCAATCATGCATATCACTTTGATGCACACAAAGTAGGCCAATATTTTAAGAAGATTTGTGAATCTGTTACACATATTGACAGTGAAGTTGAACAAGTTATGCTTGAGTCAGACACTGGGTTTGTGGAGTCAGTTAAGTTAAGTAATGGCAATACTGTCGAAGGCGACATGTTTATTGACGCTAGTGGATTCAATCAAGTGCTTATGAAAGCAGTAGGCGGAAAATGGAAAAGTTACAAGGATAATTTGCCTGTAAACAGTGCATTACCATTTCTTTTACCCTATGAAGATGATGAAGTTATTCAACCTGTAACTAATGCATGGGCACAAAATAATGGTTGGTGCTGGCAAATACCTACAAAAAATAGACGTGGTTGCGGATATGTATTCAGTGATGAATTTGTTACAGCTGACCAAGCACATGCCGAGCTTGAGCAAACAATTGGGCGTAAAGTTGACCCAATTAGACTGTTAAAATTTGAATCAGGAAGACAAGAAACACTTTGGATTAAGAATGTTTTGTCAATTGGATTATGTGCGGCGTTTGCAGAACCATTAGAAGCAACAAGTATACACACAACAATTATGCAATTAAAAGATTTTGTGTTTAGTTGCTTATCTACTAACAGAGATATTACATGCAACGAAGGGACTGTTAACAAATACAATAATGACAAAGCTCATATGTATGATACAACAAGAGATTTCTTAGTAGCACATTATACGTGCGGACGCAATGATACAGAATTTTGGAAGTACATTGACAGTGGAGCAACAACTACAGAGTTTGTAAAATCAATACACGAAGTTTGCAAACATAGAGTACCTAACATGACATTATTCCCAAGACCAGAAGGCGGAGCAGGATGGCCTTTATGGAGTTATGTACTTGCAGGCACAGGCAAATTAACATCTGAAGTTGCTGAAAGAGAATTAAATTTTAATAATGATATAGATTTTAGTGACAGTGCATATCGTTATCATGTTGAAGTTTTTGATCAACATATTCAGAATTTACCAAACAATACAGATTATATAAGGAATATGTAATGAAAGTTTTAGTACTTGGCGATGTAATTATCGACAAATATATTTACGGTACGTCTACACGTATCAGTCCCGAAGCACCTGTACCTGTTGTAACTTATATTGAAGAAAAAGAAACAAGAGGCGGCGCAGGGCTTGTATACGAAAATTTAAAAAGTTTAGGGGTTGACGTTGATATGTTCGAAACTCCTGGCCAAATTAGTGTTAAGACTAGAGTAATTTGTGACGGACATTATATTACACGTATTGATGATGACGCACAAGCTGACAGTACTGCTGTACTCCAACAAGTGTTAGCAACAAATTTTTCTCAGTATGATTATGTTGTGCTAAGTGATTACAATAAAGGTGTATTAGATGAAGCAAGAGACATTATAAAACACATTAATACATTCGGTTGTAAAATAATTGTTGATCCTAAAGAAAATTGTTGGTATTACGAAAATGCTTGGTTAGTAAAACCAAACTACAGCGAATTTGAATCTTTAGAATTTGATAGTTGGCACGGTAACATTATCACTACTAATGCAGGTGAAGAAGTTATTGCTACGATTGATGGTAAAAAATATGAAATACCTGTAGATAATGTTGAAGTATCTGATGTTACAGGTGCAGGAGATTGTTTCTTAGCAGGGTTTGTATATGCACTTACACAAGGTTATGATTATAGAAAGTCATTACAACTTGCAGTACGCGGATCAACAGAAAGTGTAAAACATTCTGGTACATATATTCTTAAAAAAGATGACTTAGAAGATGTCATTGTATGGACAAACGGAGTGTTTGATATACTGCATATAGGCCATTTAAAGCTACTTAGACACGCATACAGCTTAGGAAATAGACTTATAGTGGGCATTAATAGCGATGCAAGTGTCAAGCGTTTAAAAGGCGATTTAAGACCCATTAACGATCAAGACACCCGCAAGGAATTGCTCTTAGAGCTTGGTTTTGTAGATGATGTAATTATTTTTGACGAGGATACTCCGTTGGAAGCAATGACTGTTTTAGAGCCAGATATTATAGTAAAAGGTGGCGACTATACGTTTGATACTGTAGTAGGAAACCATCTAGCTGAAGTTGTTATATTTCCTATAGTTAAAGGACATAGTACAACAAGCACAATTAAAAAGATTGACAACAGTAATTAAAGATAGTATAATAGTAAAAAGAGGTACAAATGAAAGTATTAGTAACAGGACATAAAGGATTTGTTGGTAGTTATATTGCCAATTATCTACAATCAAAAGATCATGAAGTTGAAGGCTTTGAATGGGTTGAACACGTGGTTCCGGACGTATCAGCATACGATTGGGTAATACATTGTGGTGCAATATCAGATACAACTGAAAGAGATGTAGATAAAGTTTGGGCTCATAATTACGAATTTACATTACGTCTACTACAAGTTTGCGAAAATTATAATACTAATATTCAACTTGTAAGTACTTCTGCTGTTTACGGTAACAACACTAGTTTTAAAGAAACAGATCCTGTTTATCCACAAACTCCTTATGCGTGGAGTAAACTTCTTATTGATAAGTTCTTAAAAGAAAATGGATACGAAAACTTTGGTATGCTTGTACAGAACTTTAGATACTTTAATGTATATGGTCCTGGAGAAGGACACAAAGGTGATCAAATGAGTCTAGTTAGTAAGTTTCAAAAACAAGCAAGTCAAGACGGAGTGATTAAGCTATTTGAAGGTAGCGACAAATTTAAAAGAGACCTTGTAAGTGTACATGATGTTGCTGTTATACATGAAAAAATGATGCACGAAACTGATACCTGTGGTGTATTTAATTTAGGAACAGGTAAAGCAGTTAACGTTGAAGAAGTTGCTAAATTAATTGCTAAAAGATATGATGCAAAAATTGAATACATTCCAATGCCAGATCATTTAAAAAGTCAGTATCAAGAATACACTTGTGCAGATAATACAAAACTACATAATACTATAGTAATAAGACACTGGCATACAATCGAGGAGTATATTAATGGAACCAACTAGACTAGAAGGTAAAGTAGACAAAGGCTGGGGCTACGAAGTAATTTGGGCAACTAATGATTTATACTGTGGTAAAATTATGGTATTTGAAAAAGTTGGTTCTAAATTTAGTATGCATTTTCATAAAGAAAAAGATGAAACATGGTTTGTTAACAACGGACGTTTTCTATTAAATTATATTGACACAACTACTGCTGAGTATAAATCACAAGAACTTACAGAAGGTATGACATGGCGCAATCCGCCACTAATGCCACATCAATTAGTTTGTATGGAACCTGGAAGTAGTGTTACTGAAGTAAGTACACCCGATAGTGTTGAAGATAATTATCGTATTGCACCAGGTGATAGTCAAAAGCCTAAGCCACAAATGGAAACAGCACCATCCGAAGATAATGCTGTTGATGTAACTACTACCCCTAAAGATTAAGCCTGAGCTTCACCCCATTTAATAATAATATTCGCATCTACTGCCGCACCTGACGTTTTATAAACGTTCAGTGCAAGCACGTCTGGACCATTTGGGAAAGTACCTCTACCACCTAGTGTAGTATTTGTAAGTTCTTTCAACTGTCCTAGATCCAATGTAGATCTTTCTCCAGGTTGAGCAATGAATGAGAACACTGTTTCTCCTGGCTGTGCGTATGGAGGTTGTTGGAATTTAAAGTTGTACAAGTCGCCTGGGCTAAGTGTACCGTTGAAACTGTTGTTAAAGCTAACTCTATAAAATTCAATACCGCCTGCACCTTGATTACCAAATAGTAATGGTCCTTCAATATTTGACACATAACTTGATGATGGCATAGTAATATCACTTTGGTTAGTTGGATTGCCGCTTGAATCACCAATTTCAGTACCTGATCTTGCACCTGCTGAGTCCCAAACACTTTTAAGGAAGAATGCAAAGTTTGAATTAGATTCATTGCCACCTTTTTGGAATGTTTGCGTAGCACCGTTACTTGAGTTTGAATTTGAATTACCTGAGAAGTAAACTAGATATCTTCCGTAAATACTTTGGTCAACAATCTGTTGAATTGTAGTTCCTGCTGGGAAGTATTCGTTTCCTCCACCATCTGCATTAACCTGATCACCAACTGATAAATTAGACGCTTCCCAACTGTTTGCATCAAAATATGCATAACTTCTGTTTGTTCTAAATGACCACCATGGCATTAATTGTGCNGTTGTTGTAACCTGAGCCATAACTGCCGCTGTACTATATGTCGCTGTATCACCACTGTTCCAGTTAGTAGAACCACCTGATGCAACCTGTGCAAAACTTGGCTGTCCACCTTGTGCTAGTCCTGACAATCCAGTCCAACCAATGTCTCCTGGGTTGAGTGGATAGTTCTGTGGATTCAAAATACCTTCAACAACAATACCGCCGTAAATCTTTGAATCATCTGTTGGATTTTGTCCATCTGATGTAATCTCTAAACCCTGCATAAGCAACTGAGCTCTGTTTAATAGTTCTCTATCACCTAAGTCACCAACAATAGCATTACTAACACTTGGTGCTAGTCTTAATAAAAACGCTGTTTGTCTTGTTGTACTAATGCTTAGACCTGTTTCTGTGTATGAGAAGATATAACCTCTATCATCATCAAAGCCACCATCTGTAATAAACGCTGAACCCCAGTGTGATATAAGTGGTGTAATACTGTTACTAATTAAAATAACACCAGTACGCTCTGCGTGTCCACTTGCTGGACCTGCAGTATATTGTCTAGTTGCACCAGCTTGGAAGTTTTGTAGTGTAGTTCCTCTTGTACAATTTGTTAATCTTTTTAGTGTATGATCAATAGTTGTGTAACTAATAATTTCGTTATCAATATATACTGTTCCGCTGTCTGGGAAGAACTTAGATTCTACAACTGGTATAAATGTTTGATCAATAGTAATATCTGCTGAAAGTTGACTATTTGCACCTTCGTTTGTAACTTCATAACGCACAGGTAAGTTACCTGAACGCATAAACGCTTCTGTGTTTACGTTTGAGTTACGCATTCTGTGACAGAATACAAAGTTACCATCAGCACCACGTGCCATCCAGTCAATAAAACCAGCACCATACCAACTGTATTGAATACCAATCATCTGCATGTATCTAACATCCATATTGTATCCACTCTTGCCAGTGCCGTCCATTCTATCTAAGTTAAATTCTTCTTGTAAAACTTTCTTATCTGTAATTAAATTTACTTTACATGATGCAACATTGTTAACACCTCTATAGTCTGGTGTTACTGTTATTTGTGTTTGTGAATCAACGTTTGCAACAACATGTGTCATTCCTTTAATAACAATTCTATCACCAGCTTTTAACTGATCTCTAAATCTTGTGTTATTACCTATCATTAAGTTTGAGTCAACTGTAACTTGTGCTGTACCTGCAATCTGCTTTGTACTTGTACGTTGTGCAACACTAATGTTAGAGCCATCAAACTCCCAATAAATTCCGTTTTGATCATCAAAGATACCTGAGCGTACTGTTGCTCCATGCCAACCAACGACTGTCAGCTGTGCCGCAAAACCTAGTACAGCATTTTGTGTACCTAGTCTACGTGTTGATAAACATTTTAATGTTCTTTCATCAATGATTTGTGTAACAGTATATTCACCGTTATAACCTGCTGATTCAACACCAATAAGTCTAACCTTACCGCCAACTTGTGCGCCGTGATCGTTATCATCTGTTACAATAGTAAGGATTGCTCCAATACCTGTACCATCTGCTGTAACGGTTCTTACGTCATAACTTGGTGCAAATAACGCACCAGTTGTATACATAATACCTTTACCTGACTGATATCTAATATATTTTTTACTCTGTCTAATTGCTTGAGCACCGTGCTGTGGTCCGCCTGTTCCTAATTGCACACCACCATCATATGGTCTGTGAATAAAGAAACTATCTGGACGTAAGTACACGTTACCTTGGATTCTATCTTCTGTAGAACTGCCATCAAATTCTTGTACTGCACCCGGAGCTCTTGTGTTATATCTAATCTTTTTACTTGTAGGAACACTAATTGCAATAAATGATCCAGCCGCTAGTTTGTGATTATTACTGCCAGCGTCTGAGTTAACATCAACAACAAATGTATCACCTGGCACAATTCCGTGTGCATAAGGCCATGTAATTTCAATAGTTGATAACGCTTCAAAATTAACACTTGTTGCCGCATCAATTGTAGTTGTTGTAAAGTCTGTTAGTGTAACACCGTTTACTAAGTTTAATCCGCCGCCAGCTAAACCCGCACCAGTAATAGTTGCTGTGCTTAATCCGCCACTACCATCTTTGCCTGTAACAATAACTGTTGCATCTTGTGCTGGAGTTGCGCCACCTAGTGTATTACCTGGAATAGTAATTATGTTACCAATTTCGTATCCGCTACCACTTGCGTTAATAGCAAGACTATATGTCCCTGAAGTTCTAGTAATATTAAACGTTCCGCTTGTACCTGCGTGTGCTTGGTTTACTCCTGCTTGTCCTGTAAACACTGTTGGTAATGCTGGTGCACTACCTGTAATACTTACTGTTGCAATAGCACCAGTTGCACCGTTTACACTATCAATTGTAATAGTTGCGTCATTAGCTGGAGTAGATCCTCCAATTAAATTACCTGCAATTACATAAGTTTGACCTACATGATAGTTTGTACCATTTGCTGTAACTGTTGTTGTGTAAGTTGTTCCGTCGTTTGCAAGATCAAATGTTGCACTTGCACCAGTTAAATTTACTAAATTTTTACTTTCAAATGAACCAGCATCTGCGGCTGTTGGTGTTGTTGATTCGTCTGATCCTTCTACACGTACATCAGTAACTGCACCAACGGCACTAACCGAAACAACTCTTAAGTATACATCGTTAGCTGGACTTGCACCACCCATTAATGCACCACTACAAACAAGTGTATCTGCTGTTGTGTAACCTGTACCGTCTTGTCCAAAAGATTGATATGAATAAGCACCGCTACTAACGTTAATACCAAACTGTATTCCTGATCCTGTACCACCTGTAAACGCTAAGTCTGATCCGCCAAAGCTATAACTTCTTGTTTGAGTTGGAGGTGTACCAATACTCCACCCACCATTATCTGGTACTAATGCAGTAATTGATCCGCCGGCGCCAACACTTGTAACCCTAGCAACAAAGTCATTACCACTAGCATTTTGATTACCGTCTTGACCTGTACCACCTAATACTGAGCTACCTGTAATTCTTAATCTATCGCCAATTGCATACCCTGATGAATCGTTTGGAGAGTTAGCATCTACTGTTGTATAACTTCCGCTGGCATAGTTAATATCAAACTGTGTGCTTCCTATTGTACCACCATCTTGTGTAAGTGTTGCAGTTGGTCCTGTGTATGAAATAGTGCCACTTAGTGCAGTTCCGCTAACTGTTGCGCCTGTAACTGCTCCTGTACCACTAACTGTTGTAACTAATATTGTTGCATCATGTGCAGGTGTGTTACCACCTAAGTTATCACCTGTGACTAATAATCTGTCACCTGCTTTGTATCCTGATCCTGCTTGTGAAATTGTATCTACTGCATATGCTGTGCCAGTTCTTGAAATTGTAAACTGTGCATTTGTACCTGTAGGTGCTGTAATTGTTCCTGTTACACCTGTATAAGTTTCTGTGTTTCTTGTAACTGCACTTGTAAATGAACCACTCATACTTATTGTTGTACCAGCAATATTGTTAACAAAAATAGCATCGCCACTACCGTTATCAGCCGCTAGTCCTACAACAATACCTGTTGTACTTGAAACTTCAATATCTGTGTTACCAATATTAATATCATTTACTAAATTTAGTCCTAATGCATTACCGTCTGGTGTACTTGCAATAGCAGTAACCTGTGTTCCTGTTGGGAATGCCGCATTAACAATTGGTGCACCAACTTCTGGTACATCACCTGTAAACGCTAATCTGTTTTCACTTTGTTGTGCCGATAAACTTAGTGTCATAGTACCATTTGTACCATTACTCAATACTGTAAACAATGGCTGTCCAACACTTGCACCAGTATAGAACGCACCTTTACGTAGCTGTGTGTAAGTTGTTGAAAGTACTTGTCCGTTTGTGTTACCAACTTTTGCTTTAGCGTAATATACAAATGTTGTAGTTGTTGGGACATCGTCAATAATAAAAGAACCTTCTGATCTTGCCGCTCCGCCAACACTATCTTCAAGTGCTTTAATTGTAATTGGAGTACCAGCTTCAAAGCCGTGTGCACCAATTGTTGTAACTGTAATCTTTGAAGCACCAACTCCACTAGTTCCTGTTGAAGCATCTGTAACAACACTCAGTACTTGTGTATCAGTACCTGGAAGTTCGTAAACACTTGGATAACCACGCATCATACCAATAGCTGACCATTTAGTAGGCTGTAGTCCGTACTCAAAGTCAGCATCAAGCATACTTAATGGTGGAGCAATACGCATACGTTCAATAGCATCTGATCCAAAGTCATATGGTCTTGTAATCTGCTCTGGTGAGTCAATAAAGATTTGTAATTCGTCTGTTGATAATTGTCCTACAGTATTATGTGTAAGATCTAAAATTGTAACAGCATCAGTAACTTGTAAATATTTTGGAAAGTCTGCATCTGCATTTTCGTTGGAATCTGTACTATCATATTTTGGTACATAACCACTTGAATCTCTTGGTGTAACATCGTCAATTCTTGTTACTTTACCACCTTTAAGTACATCGGTAAAGTTATAGATAACTTCAGTTTTAGTTGTATTAGTTACAATTAATAAGTCACTAGCATCGTAGTTACCTTGGAATCTTACATGTCCTAAGCCTTTACGCTCAAATGTTGGTAATGCACTTGTTCCATTTGTAATAACATTTATAACAATAGCTGAAAGTGTTTGAATACGTGTACCAGCCGCGCCTTCACCGTTTATACCGTTAGTAACTTGTGCTACGTTACCCTGGTATGGAGTAGATTGTGGACTGTTGTTGAACACATGGTTAACAATTAAATCACGAGTAAAACCTTTAGCTAAGATTTCAGCTTGTCTGTCGCCATCAATTTGTGCAACATCTTGTTCCCAATATGTATGTGAAATTCTTGTTGTTTCTTCGTTACCTGTGTAGCGTAAGTCGTGTGCCCAAGCATCAATATTATAACCTGTATCTCTTTCACATTTTGATGCACTGTATGTATAACCTACAAATCCTGTTGCGTTATCGTTTACTTGTTTCAATATCCAAGCCGCAACTTCTTTTTTTATAAAGTCTTTGTTAGTTGTAAGTAATGCCCATGCATTTGGATATGTATTATCGTTTAATCCTAATCCTGGGTAAAACTTGTAATTATAAATCTTTTTCTTAGCCATTCTTTATGCTCCAAATGCTACAGCAAGGGCAGTTGCCGTTGCGTCTACATAACCTTTACTTGTTGCGTGGGTGCCTATCGTAGGCTGGTTAACCAAAACCACGTTATTTGCGATATTAACATCACCTTTAACCGATGCACCATTCATATTTATAGTCGATGCTGTACTATCCGGATTAGCCGCCATATCAATTGTATGTACTCTAATCTGCGAAGGAGTATTATATCCAATCTCTACATTGTCAATACTGCCCGGTATTGCACCAATACTATTAATTGTTAGTCTGCCGTTAATTACTGATAATGCTGTGTTACCTAAATAGTTAACTTTGAAAATTCCACCTGTTACAGCAAGACTGTCAAAACTATTTGATACCTGTGTACCTGTGTCATCACCTGCATCATCTGCTGGCGGAACATATGCTACAAACGGTGTTCCATTAAGCAAAATACTTTGAACATCAATGACTGGAGTAGTTAACTTACCAGCTGTATCAACTGTAAAGTTAGGACTTTCAAATCCGTTCTGTGCTTGGAATTTATCGTTAATTACTGTTGCCATTTATTCCTATTTCCTTAAATTGCACTCATCTGTTTAACTACAATAGTACCTTGCATAGCACTATGAACTGTACAAACATATTGATAGTTTCCGCTAATGTTTGCAGGAATCTTCCAATACAATGTACCACTTGTTTTACCTTGAGCATTTGATCCTGTTGATTCTGTTCCGTCTAATGCTACGTGTACTAATCCGTTATCGTATTGTGATCCACCACCTGTTTCAATTTGAAATGGATGACTTGATAGGTTGGATAATTTAAATGCAATAGTTGCTCCGGACAATACATAAATTGTTGGATCTTCTGTGTTACCATACTGATCAAATTTATATCCGTTACTGCTATCTGCTGTAACAAGTAATGTTGTAATTGCAGGATATGCAATTTGATCAAACGTTGCGCCTGAGTCTACCCAGCTACTTCCGCTATATACAGCAACATTACCTGTTGCCACGCCTGTGAAATCTGTGTCAGATAAACTTGCAAACGTTGGAACTGTTCCGTTAATAGTAACTGTATCACCTGATACTGCTGTAGTAATATTTGTACCACCTGCAATAGTTAGTGTGTCAGTTTTACTATCAGCCGCCGCTAGTCCTGCATCTGATTGTACGTTACTAAATGCGTTTTGGTTAGCTTCACCACTTAGTGCATCACCACTATAATTAATAGTTACAGTGTCACCAACAATACTAGTTGTAATGTTTGTACCACCTGCAACTGTTAATGTATCTGTTTGTGAATTTGCTGTAGTAGTACCTGTATCACCTTCAACTGTTTGGAAAATATTTTGTAATCCGCCTGCCGCTGGTGTAATAAATGTAAATGTTCCATTACCGTTTGCAGATAAAACTTGTCCACTTGAGCCGTCTGTAATACTTAAATTAACAAGCGATGTTGGAATGGTTGGCTGGTTATTTAAGTTATTGTAGTTTGTAAAGTATGCACTGTCAAATCCGTCTAATGTGTCTGCGTCTGTTCCGCCTCCACCTGAAGTAGTATCAACACCTGGTGCCCATTTACCACCGTCCCATTTAAGAACGTTACCTGTTTGTGGTGCTTGTGATACAGTATCAACATCTGATAAACTATTAATATTTCCTATGTATGCAACAGATTTAAGTGGATCTGTATAGTTGGGAATTGCACCTGCACTTGCATCTAATAGCATCTTGCGCCAAGCACTTGAGTGTGCAACATAAACTGTTCCGCCTTCATGTACGTGTAGCATTGCACCATGATATGTGCTTGTACTAATTGCGTTCATTTGGTTTAACGTTGCGGCATGAAATGCTACTTTGTTAATTTTCGTATCGTCATTTTGTACATCAAGTTCCATACTTGAGTTTACAATGTCTTTAATATTTGTTCCGTCGCCTAAAGCGTTATACAGCTCTTCCGTATTAGCATTAACCTTAGTAGCACCTGCTCTAAGATTATCACCAGTACCGTCGTTTGCGGCTGTACCTAAGTTAATTGTTGATTTTGCCATTCCTTACACCTTATCAAATGTTATGTTTGTATTATCGAAATACGTAGTTGTTGCATCAAAAGTATTTACCCCAGACTCCACTACACTGGATACATCTGCGACTATCGCAGGAGGAGTAAGCTGATGAATAGTTTTTGCATACGTAGCATGAAAAATTAACTTTGCACCAGCGTAAATACTTGACGTTGGACTAGCGTTAATCTTTACAGTACTTGCATCAACTGTGACCGATAAAGTTACTAATTCTTGGTTAATACTTGAACGTCCAAATATATTTGCAACAGCTCTATCTGGTCTAGCAACTACTGAAAGTTGCATGATCTCTTTTTCATTTGAATCAAATTCTACTGTAATTTGATACACTGCACTGCTATATTCACCTAAATGAAATGAGTCTACAACAGTATTATATTGCACCCCAATCCAGCTACCTCTATAACTAAAACTCGATCTGTCTGGCAGATGAATGGTGTTATTTGCACCTTTACTGAAAAGATTTGTCAGAAGTTTATTCATTGTTCATGCTCCATATTGTATTTATCGTTTTACAAAGATATGTAACAGTACAATTTAAGTTAAATCTACTAGGCTATGAGCAAACTGATTTAGATTATCAAATGTTTCTGTTTGTTTTTTAAGGTCTTTGTTAGCAAATGTATTTAACTTCTTAGCTGTTTCAGCACCATGCCCTGTACGTACTAGTATAGGCTTTGCTTTAGCCTTTATAGCGGCTTTTAGATCGCTAATTTTATCTCCTACATACACCCCATTTTTCCAATCAACACCAATTTCTGCTGAGGCACGCTTAAACATGCCTGTATTAGGTTTGGCATACACATCTTCTTTTAAGTTAGATGTGCTATAATACAAACCATTAATGCTTTTACAACCTATATTCCAAAGTAATTCTAACATATAGTTGTTAACAATGTCAACGTCTACAGGATCCATTATACCTTTTGTTATACCTGCTTGATTAGTTAAAATAACTACATCATAACCCTTGTTACGTATCATCTTAACTGCTTCTAAACTGCCTTCAATAGGTGTAAACTGCTCGGGCTTTGTTACGTATGTACCTATGTCTACATTTATTGTTCCATCTCTGTCTAGTCCTATTACGGGGGTACTCATTCTAAGGTCTCCATCTATCGTCTGACCAGCCATGTATTTCTGAGTTAAACCAGTCTAATTCGTAAAGTTTTATTGATCCTTCAGCTGTTAATGTTTGCTTCCATTTGTCAACAAAGGCTAATGTTTTGTCATTTAATTTGCATATATATTCTTGTACAAAGTCTGCCGCTTCATGTGTAAGTGGGTGTACTTCGGGTTGATGTAAGTGTAAAAGTTCTGGGTTTGGATCAGGTATACTAGTTGGTCTTGTTTTAAAAAACTCGTCATCAACTCCAAAGCCTAGTGCATTAAGTATTGGTGGACATGTAGTTTTAATATCATCTTTATATTTTTCTAATATAGCTCTTACATCTTCTAATTCTAAATATTTATTTTTAGTATTAAATTCTTTACTAAGTTCGTCCCAACCTTCAGTAGGTTCTCTAAATCCTGTTGATATAACTTTACATCCTAAACTTTCTAATGCTTTATGTGTACTGCTTATTAATGCACAATCACGCATTGTAGCCCACGCCATGTCAGCCCATTGCCACATAGACTCGTAACGCCAACTGTTAAGTACAAAAGGAATGTCTTGGCCTACTGTTGATTTGCTAAAGTTACCTGGAGTATGCCATCCCTTACCCATATGAAATCTATCTTCTCTAAAAAAACTAGACCATTGCAATAAGATAATATCATCTTTATTAAATTTATGTTCAGTATGTGCTTCCCATAGTCGAGTTGAAATATATTGATTTCCTGCACCACTACGTCCCCAGTTCTCTCCAACAGTAGCACCTTCTTGTTTATAATGATGTATTAGAATGTCAGCCCATGTAGGATAAAAATATTGTGTTAAGCTACAGCCAAAGGCAAATGTTCTCATGTTAGTCTCCGCAACAATTGAAGCATTAATTTGTGCGGAATAGTTTTTGTTTTATCAAATTCTAATTTGTGTTGTATTGATTGTTCAACATGTTCCTTTGCTCCTTGCGGAACTGTTTCATATTGTTTTAAAATACTTTCGTTATCAAATAATCCTAGTCCATGCATCACTAATGCATAGTTATATTCGTTAAACAAAACTTTTTTAGTATGTGTAGTCATGTCGTCAGCAATTGGCATTCTGACTTTCCACATACGTAAGTTTTTAGCTAAACTATCTGGTAAAGTTACTTCTGATACTGCCTTCCAAAATGGTGTGTCTCTTCTTTGAGTAATATAATGTAGTACAATAAAGTCTCTAATGTTATCCATAATAGCAGTAACTTCAAGATTGTATCTATTAATTGTTTCTTGATTATAATTTACAAGACGTTGTGCTAATAAAAATGTTTGATTAATGCTACTACCAATACTACTTGCTTCTAATGGTTCTACAAAACTTTGACTTAGTCCAATAGCACACACGTTACCTATCCATGCTTTATCAAGTGTGCCTGGATCGAATTTAATATGTTTTGCTACTTCAACACTGTGTCCTAAATATTTCTCAACTTCAGTATGTGCTTGTTCGGCTGTAATAAAATCGCTGTCAAAAATATAACCATTGCCTGTACGTCCTTGAATAGGAATACGAAACATCCAACCAGCGTCCATTGCTTTTGCTAATGTCCAAATTGGTATTTCATCTCCTTCTGGGGTAGGAAATACAATAGCTTCTTTCATTTTAAGATATTTACTGTAGCTTTGCCATTCTGCTCCAACTGCATTACTTAATAGACGTCTAAATCCTGTAGAGTCTATATAGAAATCATATTCGTATGTATGAGATTCACTTTTAATTTGACGCACATCACCAAAGTCGTTTAAAATTACATCAACTATTTCGTCATCAATAACATTAATACCTTTGTCTATTGCAAACTTAGTTAGAAACTCATTTAACTTTGCAGTATTAAAATGATATTGTGCTACTCCAGTGTCATTAGGACGCTCGTCCATAAACTTATTAAATGGTGTTTCATTATTCCAAAGGTATTCACCTGTTAACTCTCTAGCATCTACTTTTTCACCAATCAATTTAGCATATGCAATTGGTGCACCTAGTTGTTCGGCAACGTATGGCTCATGAACACTTTGTAAGTATGGTTTCTCACTCCAGTCTTCAAACATAATACCAGATTTAAAACTAGCATCACATTCATTAATAAGTTCGCCTGTTTGAATACCAACAAACTCCATAAAGGCAGACCAATGTTCTGTGCTACCTTCACCTACACCAATAGTTCCAATCTTGGTAGATCGAATTACATCAATTTCAAAGTTTGGAAAACTTGTTTTTAATATTAACGCTGACACAAAGCCTGCTGTGCCACCACCTACTACTGCTATTTTCATTTTGTTCCTAGTGGTCTAATGTATACCATCCGCTTATAATGTACTTAACGCCTTTGTAGATAGGATTGCCTCGATGTGGATGCGTAAATGATGTAGGAAAGATAGCTAGTCTTCCAGGTGCAGGTTTAATTTTATGTCCTTGATACAAGAACTCTGTTTCGCCACCTTCTTCAACACCATTTAAATATAATGTGTATGCTAATACTCGAGTACTTGTTGGTACATCTGCATTTTCACAATGCCATGCGTGGTATCCTTGGTGCGGTTTTGTTTTTTGGACACTCATACCTTTTGCTGTATGTTGAAATAATAATCCTAAGCTCTCGTATTTTGTTTTATACTTTTCTAAATACGTTTTGTTTAGGGTTTCAAAGAAAAATTTACATAAATCTTCGTCAGCATGGTAATGACTGTTGTGATTTGCCCAGTCCATGTATATACGTTCGTCTTGATTTCTATCAATACCTTGCTGTTGTATTGCAGTCATCTGCATTGAAGACAGCTCTTCAAATCTTTTAATTACTTGTTTGCAAAAGTCAATTGGATATACATTATCATATACTTCTACTCCATCAAAGTTATCATCCATGCTATTCTCCTATATAAAAAACTGCTGATTCATTCTGTAGTTATCATTTACAAACATACCTGGCTTAACATATGCAGTATGTAATACTGCCTGATTGTATAATACCATTCTATTAAACACCATTGGTACCATTCCAATCATTTTCCAGTCATGTGAACTATCAGTAATGTATTGTGTTACTGGAATCTTACCTTCTACATCCATAGTAACGTGAAAATCATTCTCTACTACACTGTCAGTATAAAAGTGTTTGCCACCAAACTCGTAAAAACTTGTTCCGCCAGCAGATTCGTTTTCGTTGTTTAGATAGATTGTACTAGCAAGATTCATGCCTGATCGATTGTCTTGATGTGGTGCAAGTGGAGGCAATTTTTCTGATTGCATAACATTAATCATAAATGTTGCGTTCATAAAACTTCTATCCATGTATCCTGGTTCGTACTGATACATTATCTCTGGAAAAAACTCTGATGCTAAGTGGTGAAATGGTTGAGCTAGACTTGATAGCTCATAAAATGCATTAATTCGTAGTGCAGGGTTGCCGCCTCTAATACGTCTATTAACAGATGCTGGAATATCTAAAGCAAGTTGTCTTACTAAATGTGGATTTTTATAAAAGTTATCTACTACTAATACATGTACGCCAGCTTTTCCAAACTTGTATAATCTTGTGTCGTAGTCTTCGTTGACAGCAAATGTTTCTTCTTCGTTAATTGTATTTTTAATCATCTTGTTTCTCCGATAGTACAAAATTAGCACTAATTGTTGACCTTACTTGGTCGCTAGTATTATTAGATACGTAATGTTCTAGGTTACTAGGAAAAAATACAATATCGCCTTCTTCTAACGGAGGTGTTACTCTATTATTGTATCTAAATGGTTGTGTAGTTAATGATGGAAGACCTGACTGATGCAAAAAATCATATGCTTTGTTGTAGAATACAAAGTTACCACTGTCTTTAGGAGTATGCATCATGTATGCACAACTAATTTGTGATACTCCTACATGGTTGTGTACTTCTTGATATGAGCCCGGATTATACTTATTGAGCCAACATTCAATCCTATAGTCTAATGTTAAGTCTATACTAAAGTTTTCAAGATATTCGTTTAGTCCGGTAATTGCTGATCTAATAAATGTCTTAAATGGTAAGTTTGAAGCATCAGGGTTACCATATGTAGTATCCACAGGACTGTACCAAGAAGGGATTTTACTAAAATACTCCTCTTTATCAAGTATATCAGCAAAGTCTTGTTGTACTTGTTCATGCTCCGGTAGTTTTATCTTATATACTGGAATCGAATATAAGTTTACCAACATTAGTTCTTCATTTCAATTAGTTTGCCATACTCAGGTAAGTAACAATACTCCATCTCACTATTATAAAGTGTACGTACAGCATCATCTAATGTTTCAACTAGTGGTTCGCCACCTAAGTTAAAACTAGTATTGAAAATAATTGGAACTCCTGTTACTTTATAGAATTGTTCTATAAGCTCGTAGTAGTGTTTGTTCTGTTCTTTGGTTACAGTTTGAATTCTACAAGTGCCATCGACATGAATGATGCTTGGAATCTTTTCTGCAATGCCTGGTTGGCAATCCATAGCATACATCATATGCGGTGTTTGCTCTAGTCCACGCATATCAAACCATTCGTGTGCATGCTCTAACATAATTGTTCCAGCAAAGGGTCTAAAATACTCTCTACGCTTTACTTTGTTTACATAATCCTTCCCATCTTCGAATGTTGGATCAAATAATATACTTCTATTACCTAATGCACGTGGTCCGTTTTCGCTTTTACCTTGAAACATAGTAACAATGTTCTTGTTTCTAATCATTTCTACAACTAATTCTTTATCAGCGTCAGTAATTGTAGCACCATACTTGTTTGCAGTGTCTTCAATTTGCTCATTAGTATATGTATACTCAAAACCTTCGTAGATTGTTTCTGCATAATGTCTTACAGTTTTGTCTTTGGTAGTTTGATGATATACTAACATAGCCGCACCCATTGCTGTACCTGCATCGTTACTAACAGGTTCAACGTATAACTTAATACCTTCTTTATTCAACTTATCAAGGTACCAATAGTTTGCAACACAGTTAAGTGCATAGCCGCCACTTAGTACTACGTTTTTATTACCAGACATCTCAACTGCTTTAAAAATAAGGTTTAATACTTCTTGCTGTGAACCTTCTTGTACTGCAAATGCTAAGTCTCTACGATTTTCTTGGGTAGTTAGGTCAGTTTTACTATCAATTATATCTTGTGATGTTTCTAAATACTCATATTTTGCTTCATTTACTAAGGCCGCGTTTGGATATGTAGGAATAACAACATTTCTATCACTTGTACGCCACTTGCCTCCATTGCCGTCGGTATAAATTGGTGGAATATTTGAATTTTTCTTACCATATGGAGCAAGTCCCATAGTTTTACCTGCTTCAATAGGTTGAAATCCACAATATTGTGTTACTGCTTCGTATGCTTTAACAATACCTGCACTATCATCTAATACAAGTTCATGGAATCCTTCTTCGCCTTCACGATCTGATGGAATGTACGGAATACGTGTTCCAGGAAAAGGTCCATTACCACCTTGGTGCTTATATAAAGTTTTAAAGTTATCAGGGTATGCACAATTAAAGATACTTTCACATTCCCATGACATATATTCTTCGTTAAACACACCCATGTTAATGTTCATTGGTATAAATGTACCTGCTCCATCAACAATAACACTTACTGCTGATTCAAATCCCGAACGATAAAATGCACATGCCGCATGTAGTTTATGATGTATATGACTTAGGTCAATTACTTGTCTATGGTTGTGTTGGCCATCTGCTGTGTAAGCATTATCGTTTCTATCAATTAGTCCTAGTTTCCTTGCTAGTCCTGTATACATATCACCTCCACTAAAGTCAATTCTACTTGATTCTGCTAATGGTTGTGTATGTGCTACTACAAGATAATCTAATTTATCTGTGTAATCAAGGAATTTAATCATTGCGGCAAGTGGTCCACCGTCGTATTTCTTTCGAGTTAGACGTTCTTCTTCGATTGAAAATACAATTTCACCATCTTTTAATAATACGGCGCCGCCGTTATGTCCTCTTGTGATTGCTCCAATCCACTGTGTCATATTGTTTCCTTTTATGTTTCTTTATATACTATATGTATTTGCAATCCTGGTGATTGCTGACAAGAACTGAACCTTATCATTAGTTGATCTCTACATCATATGTAAAGTCAACTACAAATACCTTTCTTTCTTCTAATGTAGGATATACCCCATGGTAAACTTTACCATCCATAACCACTACATCGCCTGCTATACATTTTATCATATCACTTACTAGTTCACCTGTTACAGGATTCATAGTAATTGCTTTTAATTTACCATTTAATGGTGTTTCTGTGCTTACTGATATTGTGTTTAAGAACATAACACAGGTCATTGTGCGTTGTCCTCTATCTTCATGTGTATGTAATCCTGAAAAAGTATTCTTTGGATATGTTAGCCACCAACACTTTTTAAATTTTACATTTTTAAACTGAAATTTTTCTATAGATTTTTTAATCCACTCTAGGTATAGGCCTTGTTGATCTACATTATAAGGATATGTGAAGTCATCGTCTTTATATTGTATTACTGCGCCGCCGTAATCTACATGTGACTTTGGTGGATTATCAAATAGTTCTAAAAATTTACTATAGTCTGTATATTTGTCTTTACTAATCCAATAGTCAGGTATACGCCCGTTATAACATAACCAAAAAAAGTCTTTGTCGCCTTGATATGCAGTATCTAAAGTTTCTATATCCACTATATTACACCTTCATATTCAAAGTCTACAACAAATACATGTCTATCTTCTAGTGTAGGATAAGATCCGTGCCATACTTTACCATCTAAGATTACCATTTTGCCTTCAATAGGTTTATGTGTTAAGTATTGAATCTCACTGTTTGTTGGCTGTAGTGTAGTTAAACAACCTGCTAAAGGATATTCTACACTTGGTTTTGGTGTGTCTAAAAATAACACACTTGTTAGTTGTTTTCCAGGTTGATGTGAATGCAATCCGCTGTATGCACCTGGTGGATATTTTACGCCCCATGATTTCTTAAAATCTTTAATACGGATAGGTAAATCTTGTAGCTGAAACTTAATAAACATTAAGTACTCTTCTCTAGGATCAATGTCTGTAGGATATTGCATATCTTTTTTATAATACAAAGTTCCGTTACCATAGTCAACATGTCGTTCGTTAGAATTATCAAACAACTTTAAAAACTTTTTATAACCCGAATAGTATAAATCATCTACTACCCATGTATCAAGTGATTGTAATCTTTCTGAACTAGGATCAAACATTGTTGAAATGCCTCCTAGAAACTGATCTGGTGATTCTGATGGACCACTCATTTTACTGACCTGTGTGACCTAAGATTTTTGCTTGTTGTTTATTACCATGTGATGCACCATCTGCATGTACTACTCCATGAGTCGGGCAGACTTCCCCTTGCTCTTGTTGCGGTTTGTAGTTTCCTGTGTAACTTCTTGGTTTCCCCAAACGCTTGCGAGCACTTGTAATAATCTTTTTAAAACTTTCATCATCTAACTCCATAACTTCGTCATTAAATCTTTCAATTGAATCTTCCATTGTAAGTCTAATAGGACTAAACTTACGTCTACCTTCTCCTAGATCAATAATATCAAAGTCAGGAGAATTAGGATAAGAAATATTAATTGGATATGTACTTCCAATAACACTAGTACATGTTGTCCCTAATGCTTTTGCCATATGTTGTCCTAAACTATCACATCCAATAAAATGATCAGCAATTTGAATTACACTTGACCATACTCTTACATCTGGAATCTGCGGAACTGCTACTGGAACTTTAGTATTTTCTTCAACTACAACAGGAAATTCGCTCATTATAATTACAGCATAGTCATCACGTAAATCTTTACAAATACGTATAACATCATTTAGATGAAAGCTTCTGCTAGTGCCGTCGATTACAAAGTCGCCCATGTTTTCGGCTGTACGTCCAAATGGTTGAAATACTACTACTTTGTCTTTGCCAGTTACTGCTTTAATTTCTTCAACAACTTTATATCCTTGTACAAGCTCATGCTTGTTCATATGTATAGTCGGATCAGGTAAATCTCTTATGCCTTCGTTATTAATTGCAATATCAAATGCTTG